CCCTCTCTTATCAGAAGAGGGAGAAATCCGGAGAATAATTAATTCTCCGTCCACTCCTTGAGTGGCCCCTTGGGTCAAAACCTAAAAGTTTAGGAGTTGAGGATATTGATTAATAACCTCAAACCTTTCTTTTAAAGGTTTTCCCAAAGAAGAAATAGCCCTAACCTCCGTTGATTCAAATCGATCAATAAACAATCGATCTGATAACGGAATGGTCATGGATCTTAAGAGCAAAGGCCATTGACCCTGTTTAACAGTGTCAATTTCCTTAGCAATTTTTAGTAAATCTAAATATTGCTGCTCTATAGAACCATAACCGTCGGTTAACGGATTCTGATGGAGTTCCATCAGACCAGGGTTTTCTTCTAATTCCTTGGCACCAGTTAGGAAAATAAGGAAATTCTCAGCCAAAAGGCCAAGAGGTTTCCCTTTTCCTGCTACTGGTTGTGATGCACTAAATAGTTCAACCATGATATTTGCTATTATATTAGTAGCAATAGTATCAGTTAGGCTGAAGGAGTATCCTCACTTCCGGGCTAAAGCAGTTAATGCTTCACCCGCAGGTAGGTCTCCCCTTATTATATAAATAAGGTTACTTAGTACCTCACTCGAATCAAAAGCTTTACTTCTCACTCGAGAAGGTAAGTTTCTGATTCGGCCAAGGAAATCTGATACAGCACTTGGTATAGAGCAAGTAACCCATCCCTTCTCTTTGTATGAAACAAGTAAACTAGTGATAAGATCACTAGTCTTACTTTGTTTCACAGCAGAGAGTTGGAATGGAGTTATGTTCTCATTCCTATAAATAAGCTGTTTAGCAAATTCACAGAAATGTGGAGAGACATGAGTTTTTGCGAGTGATATTTCAACTCCCAATTTCTCCATTATCTCCATATACATCTGTGCTATATCAGCACTTCCTATAAGCACATCATCTCCTAATAAACAATATTTTAATTGTTTAAAAGGTATCTTTAATTCTTTAGAAATAAAGAAGAAGATATAATGGTGTGCTAATGTAAAAGAAGACCATGATGAATATGCACCCATAGGATTACCGACTGAATATTTCAGTTGGCTATCCGGTGTGGTGAAATCATATCCAATCATGATGTCTTCTCATGCATTAACATAGGAAGCTGGAAGTCTCCCTTTTAGGACAGCAGATATAAGACTAATGGGAAATCTATCTGTAGCTGACTTTAAGTCAACACTATAGAAGATATCCCAGTCTTTTATCTTATCCTTAAAGGAGTTCTGGTCAAAAGTACAATCCTGCTCTATCTTTCTTAGAAAGTTAAAGAGGTAAAGATGTAGGGGTTTTAGCACACTTTGACTAAAGTAGTCAAGTATGGCTATTACCCTTGTCTTACCCTCTTTATCAGCAAAAGCTGTTAACTTTCTAAAAATTCGATCTTTCCCCATAACTGAGGAAACAAAGAATTTAGATAGAAAGGGAGTACCTTCTTCAAGATAAATGAGATAATTTCTCATTTTACTTCCACCTAATTCAGCTATTGACTCTCTAAGTTTTTTAGGCAAAGAGATTCAATCAGCTAATCAGGTGTTAAGAGCGTGACCTTTCGGTCCACTCTTAGTTGTAAAATGAAATTTCTTTCATTTTAATCTTGAAGGGACAGAATCCAAAGGCTTATAACCAAATGCTTTTCAGAAGGAATCAATATGACCTTCGATATTATAACCTTCAACTCCTTTATAAGGATGGGTTATAGCATCGAAATCAGGTCTGATTGTATCCTTCATAGCTCTCCCTATAGAAAGTATAGAGAAAGTCATCTTTAGCACTGAATAGTGGTAAGGATGATCTTTATCTCTTATATATTCTATTAGAGGGCCAAAGCACTTGGGTATTCCATCTTTGGTTAATCGAACTCCTGGTACTCTGTGTGGGTTACCTGATAAGTATCCCATCAGAGCTCCTTTTAGTGCTTTATTATAAGCAATAAAAGAAGTTTTACCACGCGAGTTGAAGATTTTCAACTGATGGTCCAGAAGCTGATTAAACACACCCAAGGTTGGACAAGCCAACTCCATGTTGGCTTTTAACCAGCCAATCATATTTCGGAGCAGACCAAAGAGTTTTAAAAACTTTTTGTTCTGTTTCATATATGATTTGGGTAGTTTATTGCTGAACTCTGCTTTATATAGCGAAAGAGTACTCGCTCGACACCAAGTTCGAAGGCCTGTTAAACAGGACTAAGACTTAATGTCTTAGAGATTGTCCCTCAGCTGGGA